TTACTTTTTTAGTAGCACGGGCAAATTACAAGTTGAGTCTAAGCAGGAAATGAAGAAAAGAGGGTTACCTTCTCCCGACAGGGCAGACGCGGTTATTTTGACCTTGGCCTCTGAGCCGTCCATTGCGATGTTTGGGAAAAAATATTCGTCTAAACAGAAACTTACCAGGGGTATAAGGTCAGTCGTATGAAATACGAAGAACAGCAAATGCTCAACGACACTCAAGAGCAGTTGAATGTTGAGAATGATGGACTGACCCTGGAAGAACTCCAGGGCTTTATCGGATCTCAAATCCGTGATGCCGTGAATTACATTGATGACACTGTCTCCCCAAATAGGGCCGAGGCAACCAAGTATTTTCGTGGTGAACCTTTCAAAAACGAGGAAGATGGTCGTTCCACTGTTGTGGACATGACGGTAAGGGATACTGTTGGGAAAATTATGCCTGCGCTTCTGCGGGTCTTTTTCGGACAAGATAAAGTTTGTGAATTTACTCCACAGACCGCTGGCGATATTCCGTTTGCAGCCTGGGCAACTGACTACGTCAATTATGTTTTAACCAAGGACAATAATTTGTTTTTGGAACTCCAATCCTGCTGGCAGGATGCCCTGGTAAGAAAAGTCGGGGTAATTAAATATTGGTGGGAAGAAAATGGGGATGATGAAGCTTATGACCTGACGGGTATTACTGAAGAGGCGTTGATCGCTTTAAATTCGGACGGGGAGCTCCAGGTAGATATTCTTTCGACGGTTATTGATGAGATGAACCCTCAGATCCCGCCGGTTCACTCAGTACGAATAACCCACAGGAAAAAGAATGGCCGGGTCAAGGTTAAGTCCTTGCCCTGTGAGGAATTTTTGATAGATCGGCAGGCCACTTCTTTAGAGGATGCAATGCTTACTGCCCATCGTCGGATGGCAACGGTAAGCGAACTTGTAAAGATGGGGTATGACCGGGATCTGGTTGAAGATCATGCCTCCGGTGTAGATCCTCTTAATGACAACATCGAGAGAAGGACGAGAAATCCCGCTGCCCAGCAGTACGGTTTTAGGTCCGAAGAATCGCAAAAGCTAGTTGAATATGTCGAGGCTTATACCAAGGTCGATTGGAATAATGACGGTATTGCAGAGCTTCGAAAAATTTGTTGTATGGGAACGAGTTATAAAATCGTCCACCATCAGCCCTGGGACAGACCTCCTTTTGCAACCTTCTGTCCATGCCCTGAGAGTCATACGTTTTTTGGTCAGAGTATTTTCGACCTGGTCGGTGATATTCAAAAAATCAAGTCTAACGTTTTAAGAAACTCTCTAGACAGTTTAAGTCTTTCTATTCACCCACGAATGACTGTTGTTGAAGGGCAGGCCAACCTCGATGATGTCCAGAACACAGAAATTGGAGCAATTATTCGACAGTCTCAACCTGGGGCTGTGCAATCTTTAGTATTACCCTTTGTTGGCAAGGAAGCTTTTCCAATGTTGGGTTATTTGGACTCGATCAAAGAAGACCGGACCGGAATTAGTAAGGCTTCTCAAGGTTTGGATGCTGAGAGCTTGCAGTCAACGACTGCCGTTGCTGTTAACGCGACCATCCAGGGTGCTCAAGCCCAGGTCGAAATGATCGCTCGAATATTTGCCGAAACTGGCATGAAAAATCTCTTCCAGGGCGTTTTAAAACTGGTTGTAGCGCATCAGGACTATGAACGGATCGTCAGATTAAGGGATACGTTTATTCCTATCGACCCAAGACCCTGGAATGCGGATATGGACGTTAATTTGGACGTTCCCCTGGGTGCAGCGTCAGAGCAGGAAAGAATCGATTCGTTGAGTGCCATCATTGTTAAACAGGACGAGATCCTGACCAAATTTGGACCGGACAATCCTTTAGTTTCCTTAGAACAGTATCGAAACGCAATTGCCGCCCAAATCAGGATGGCAGGCTTTAAAAATACTGGGGCGTTCATCAGTGAGGGTGAGATCCAGACACCGCCCAAGCCTCCACCGAAACCGACACCGGAGGAGCTGTTGGCCAAGGTTCAGATGGATGACATCAAAGCAGACATTCAGAAGAAGGCTGCAGAGCTGGAATTGAAGCGCCAGGCGATGATCCGGGAGGATGACTTCAAGCACGACAAGCTCGAGGCTGACATTATGATGAGTGCTGCCGAGTTGAAGGCCAAGTATCCCGATATTCGTTTGGATGTAACCGATATTAGAAATGACATTGCGCGAGAAAGAGAAATAGCACAGCAGGGATTGGCTAGATGATTGAAGAGACGGAAGAAGCGTTAGGGCGTCATGCACACAGTCTTTTGAATGATGAGTTTCTCCAACGTTCCATTGAAAAAATGAAAGAAGACTTAAAAGAAAGATTCGTGGCTACCAGGGTTAAGGACAAGGAGCTGCGGGAAGAGATTTATTTCGAATACCAGGGAGTCCTTAAATTTGAGCAAAAACTCAAAGCGGTTTTGGACAATGCAAACTTAGCAGGATTACGAAAACGAAAAGGTGATTAAATTATGGGTCTAGAAACTCCGCGTAGCGGAACACTTCAAGAAGCACAAAGTAAGGTTCTCAATTTGCTGAATCCCGAGGGAACACCGGCAGAAGAGGACTCACCTAGTGAGCAAGTTGCTCAAGATCCCGCAGTCGAAGAGGATCATCCTGATGAAGAACAGTTGTTAGATTCTGATTCAGAAGAGTCATCCCCTGACTATAACGACGAAGATGAAGAGCCAGTTCAAACCTTCAAACTCAAGGTCAAAGGCGTTGAGCGTGAGGTTACTGAAAAGGAACTTATCCAACTCGCTAGTAAGGGAGAGGACTATACGCAGAAGACACAGGTACTTTCAGAACAGAGTAAGAATCTCGAGGCGATCACTCGGGATGCGGATGCTGCTAGGGCGCGAATGTCACAAGTGCTGCCCGAACTGGAAACCAATCTTCTGACAATTTCAAAGCAACTCGAAGCCGAGCCAGATTGGGACAAGCTGTATAAAGCGGACCCGACCAAAGCAGCAAGGCTGCAGCGCGAATTTGACAAAACCAAAGTTAAAAACGCGGACGAGTTAAAGCGTGTGCAGGATGAGAAGCAGCGGTTAATCGCTGAAGAAAATCAACGCGCACATCAACAAAGAAATCAATATTTGGCCGAGCAAGGTAAAACGTTAATTGAAAAAATTCCTGAGTGGAAGGATGACAAATTAGCAGCCAAGCAAAAGACCAGTATTGAAAAATGGTGTATTAGCAACGGTTATCTCGATCAGGACCGACTAAACAACATCATGGATTGGGGATCTGTGGCAATTATGCGGAAAGCCTGGTTATACGATCAGGGTAAAGCAAAGGTTGCCAAACAGAGATCCAACCGGAATACCCGGACCCTCTCGCCAGGGTCCACAGGCTCGGCTCCGACTCGGAACGCCATTAGGAATCAGCGTGATACGTTGAGGAAAACTGGCAATACCAAAGATGCTCAACAGTTAGTGGAGAGTCTTTTAAACCGTAAGAAGTAAGGAGCAAAAATCTTATGGCAATTATCACGAATACGTTTACGTCATTCGACGCCATAGGTATTAGGGAAGAGCTGGCAAACATCATTTATGATATTTCGCCGGACGAAGCACCCTTCCAGGCCAATGTTGGCCAGGAAGAAGTCCATAATACCTACTACGAGTGGTTAACTGATGTATTAGCAGGAGTTGACACCTCACTAGCTATACCGCTGTCGCACCTACCGTTCGTGTTGGAAACCGCACAAATATCTCACGCAAGACTTTTATCATTGCTGACAACTTGCAGTTCCAGGATCTCGCTGGTCGAAATTCTGAAGTAGCCTACAACATTGTCAAAAATGGTAAAGAGCTTCGCAGGGATATGGAAGCGATCCTTTGTGCAAACCAAATCCCGGTAGCTGGTTCTTCCAGTGCAGCCCGTAAAACGGGTGGATTATCGGCCTGGTTAAGCACAAACAGCGTCAGCAACACCGCCTCTAGCGGAACCGCTGGCGTTAACCCGGTACTTACTGCTGGAATTCCTACCACTGCCCAAGTTGAGGCAACTGACAAGAGGGCTTTTTCCGAAGACCTTTTGAAAGATGTGATCTCCAACGTTTGGACAAGCGGTGGGCAACCTACGATGGTTATGGTCGGAGCTTTCAATAAGCAAGCTCTATCAGCCTTCACGGGTATTGCAGCACAACGTTACCAAGCACCTGACGGTGCAACAACAATCATAGGCGCAGCCGACATTTACGTTAAACACTAGCGTCGTTATGTAGGAATACATAATTGAAATCTGTTGAATTCAAGGGAAGCCCGGAGGCGGGTAATCTTGAGCGAAGCTCTGAAAAGAGAACGTGCAACGACTATTCCGAAAGGAAGTAGGATTAAGCGATCCGAAGCGGCAGACACCCAGACCGGGTGAAGACATAGTCTGAACAATACTTAACCTAACAATAAGGTATTGCAGCTTTAAGCGAGATTAGTTTAGCGAACTAATTTGAACAAACCCTGTAGTGATTTCGGCGAACTTTCGATTGTACCAAACCGTTTCTCGCCAACTCGAAATGCTTTCATCCTCGATACCGAGTATTTGAGCGTTGCGATGTTGCGGCCCATGCAAACTGTAGACCTGGCAAAGACCGGGGACGCAGAGAAGCGCATGATCCTTTGTGAGTACGGCCTGGTCGTTAAGAACGAAGCCGCCAGTGGTGCGGTCTACGATCTTACGACTGCTTAAAAGAATCTCTCTTGAGATTTTTGGGGGGAGCTTCGGCTCCCCTTTCTTTTTGGAGGATGGCATGGGTAAAAGAGTCATGGACCGAGATCCGGTCACAGGCAAGGAAACAGTTTTCCACTGGAACGAGCACGACGATAACTATGCGGTGGAAGATCGCCAGGATGTCACAAACATAATTAAGGACGCGACAAATAAGCGGAACGAAACCGACAAGCATACCCGTTACGGTGACGGCCTCAACAAGGTCGCATCCATCCCGATGAGCATGTATCACGATTGGGTAAAAAAAGGCTACACCAAAGACCAGAAGAAAATGAAAGAATTATTGAATTCTCCAGATCTGAGAAAATTCCGAACGCGAGAAGGTAAAGTCTAGTGGCAATTACAAATTACGGAACGCTGAAAACTGAGATAGCAGACTTTTTAGATCGCAGTGACCTTACGTCAGTGATCCCAACGTTCATTACTTTCGCACACGACAAACTGAACAGAGAGCTCCGTACCAGGCAAATGGTCCAGAGAGCTACTGCATCAGTTGATTCTGAATATTCAGCATTGCCTGGCAACTTTTTGCAGATGCGTGATATTCGATTAAACACTAATCCAGTTCAGACCCTCGAATCTATTAGCAGTGAACAACAGAACCAGGAGAGACAAAGATTTGGCAACACTACTGGAAGGCCAAAATATTTCACCGTTGTTGGTGAGACGTTCCAGGTCTTTCCATCCCCGGATGCTACTTACGAATGTGAGTTAGCCTATTACGAAAATATCCCGGTTATGAGTTCAGACTCAGACTACAACTGGTTATTAACCAAATGCCCGGAAGTTTATCTCTATGGATCTTTGGTCCATTCAAGTCCTTATTTAAAGGACGATGAGAGGACGGTTATTTGGCAGACGTTTTATCGGGACATTTTCGAATCGTTACAACGAGAAGACACTAAGGGCCGCTTCAGCGGTACAACTTTACGAATGAGACAT